GTGTAGGTGGGGGTGGGGTTCTGAACTTTTCGGCATTGCGTAACGATCCGCAATGCTCACCACTCGCTCACGCGCTTGTGCTTCGGGCTGTTGTTCTTCGGCTCACCGATGTGCCGGTTGCATGCTCCGCACACTGCGATCAAGTAGCGCGGATCATCACCACTGACTGCACGTCCGAGTGTGTGGTGCACCTGATCCGCTTGGCCCGTGCACACACCCTCGATCTGTACGGTGCACCTGCCCTGGTTCTCCTGGGCGTTGGCCTGCAGGACACGGAACCGCAAGCGCCGCCACTTGTAGGTGGAGCCTGCGGCCCATGCCTTGCTCACGGCTTGGTCAGCTCACGGATTAGTGTGTCCCGCTTGAACACCATGTAGCCGACGACGGCCCACAGGGTGACTGCTCCGCCGGCCGTGAAGGACGCGGCGCACCACAGGATGAACTCGGTGTGGCTCATGATGCGTCCTTCAGGGTGAGGATGTTGGCGGGGTTCCGGCCGGGGGTGCCGTACTGGCCGTTGGGGTCGCGCTGCTCGTCGTACGCCTTCAGGAACTCGTCTACGGAGATCCAGCGGGCTAGCCGCTTGGCGTGCCTGGCCTTGAGTCCTGCGTTGCGCCGGCGAGTGAACTCAGCCCGGTCACTCATGGCTGCCCACCGCGCTACAGACGTCCTCCACAGCCTCGACCAGTGCGAGCAGCGCGTGGATCTGGGCTGCGGCGAGGACTCGGTCAGTCTCGTGGGGTTCGACCGCGACCTCTTCGAGCAGCGACCGTGCGATCTTCGCGTTGAGGTTGCTCATTTCGTGTTCTCCCTCTGCTGGAGCCAGGGGCACCAGTCGTCGTGGTGAATGCGGAGGTGGAGGATTCCGAACCCGTCCACCGAGGGGACCTGGAAGGCGTCGCAGTGCTCGCAGCCGCCGGGGATCTCGGACCCGTCGAGAGCAGCGAAGATCCTGTGCAGGTCGGTCATGCCGTGGCCCCCTGGTCGCAGTCAGAACAGGTCCAGCGACCGCCCCGGTATTTGGGGGTGTGGTTCCGATTCGTGCATGCGTCCGAGTTCGCCGCGGCGAACTGCTTCTGGGGGTGCTCGCCGACGTCCTCGTTGAGTTCGCCTCCTATAAGGCGAACTGGCGAACTCAACTCCACCTCGCCCGGCGAACTGTCGGCGAACTGCGGCGAACTGGCGAACTGGGGGTGCATGAGACACAGCAGGCTTGCGTTTCGGGGTCCCTGCCGAACCTCGATCTGGCCGTTCTTCAGTGCGATCCGCACGGCCGAGCGGATGTCAGCGCGGGGATGCTCAGTGAGGCATTCCTTCTCCACCTGATTCTTCGAGGGTGGGGTGACGCAGCCCTGGATGTACTCGAGCAGTGCCGGGACCACCTTCCGGCCCTTCTCGTCCCCACGTGAGCCCCCGACGATCGAGAGACGACGTGTGGGGAGGTCGAACCCGAGCAGGGACTGCGCGAAGTCGACGTCGCGGCCGTAGGCACTGAAGTACCGCGACACCTCCGATTGAGGTGTCCCGTCATCGGGGTCCTTGTCCTTGACGAGGGTCCACAGGGCGTCGGGCCAGTCCTGGATCCGGGAGTCGCCGCGGGACCGCTCGCCGTTGTGCCCCATGTGGTGGACGATCATCGATTCGGGGATGCCGGCCAGGGTGGTGAGTTCGTCGAAGGCCTCGAGGAACCGCCCGGCGTCCTTGTCCTCACTGAGCCCCAGGGCGTCCAGGGCTGGACGAAGGCAGTCGAAGATCAGGGTGTCGGCGGACTTGATGTGCTCGGCCCACCGAGCCCGCGTAGCGGGGTCGAGGATGTTGAACGTGGAGACCCGGCCTCGCAGGGGTAGCAGGTCGACGTCGAAGGTGTTGATGACGCCCTGGTCTCGCAGCCATGACCGCAGCATCCGCTCGTCGAGCTCGTTGTCGATCAGGACGACGCGGTGGGCCGTTTGGGTGTGGAACGTACCCAGGAAGTCGTCGCCGTCCACGAGGGACCGGATGACGTTACCGATCATCGTGGTCTTCCCGGCTTTGTGCTGTGCGCTGAGGACGACCCTGCCGCCCGTGGGCCACAGGCTGTCCATGCGGTACGCGACGTCCTCGTCGGGGACCTGGAGGAATGCGGAGAGGTTGTGCAGTGGCGGGAGTGTGGTCTGGCCGCTCTGCTCCAGGGCGAACAGTGAGCGAGCTTCGGAGCGTGCACGTATCTTGTCCAGTTCGACCCGCACCGCGACATCGTGTAGGGACGCGCCTTGCTGCTCTGCGGTCCACTCGTCCGCGCTCACGACATCCTCAAGACTGCTGCCTTGTTACGGCAGGCCTGGATCGCGGCGTACAGGCCGGTGGTGTCGGTAGGCCGGAGACCCGGCCTGTCGGTGGGGCGTGGTAGTGCCTCGGCCAGTTGTTCGGCGCGGCGCTCCCAGTAGCAGGCGCTTGCCTCCTGCAACGAGTCCAGCAGTAGGTCACGCTGGAACCGCTCCAGGTCCCAGCCGATCACGCCGCATCGCCGTGAAGGCGGGCCTCGCGGTTGCGCCGGCGGGTCTGGGCGCTCTTGAGAGCGAGCTTGGCGTAGAACGCCTTGCGGAGGCTCTCGGCTCGTACAGGGTCGCCCTCGGCCTCGTCCAGGAACCTCTGCTGGAACTTGGCTCGGGCGTTGGCGGTGCGGGCGGTGCGGTCCTTGGTCAGCGCCCACGAGTAGTGGGACGCGGCGCGCATCGCCTGAGATACTTCGGATGGAACCGGGTTGGTCCTTGCGCTGTCCGCATGGCGTGACATGATGAGACACGACTCCTCTTGCACAGGGGATCCAAGGAGCGGCCGGTACAAAGGCCCCGTTCGGTGCTACCAACACCGTCCGGAGGCCCCGGCCGCTTCTTGCGCTATCGGGACAAACTCTAGCGCCATCACAGAGTGATCAGGACCATCTCGCCGAAAAACTCGCGAGCGTGTCGAACACACGTGCGTCTTAACGTTCCGCTTACGTGACACCTGACAAGTCTCAGTTGACACATTCCCTTGCCTACAAGGGATCCCAGAACTTAGGCCTAACTTGGGGGGACACGGGACGCCACAGGACGACATAGGACGCCACAGGACGACACGGAATGCGCGTAATTCACGCTCAACAATGGCCAACAATGCGCAACATAGGGCAATGTAGGGCACATTCTCAGAGGTCCCCGAGCCCAAGTTTCTGTGACTCCGCCACCGCTCGGTCCGACGAGTTCGCCCGCGTGTACCTCGCGATCATCTTCGGCGAAGTCCAGCCGGCCAGCGCCATCATCGACTGCTCGGACCCGCCGGCGTCCTTCCACCGGCTCGCCCAGGTGTGCCTCAGTTTGTGGGGATTGACCGGGCCGATCCCGGCTTGCTCGCCCCGCAACGCCAGGGCGCGGGCTAGTCCGGGGTATCCGAAGGTGCGCCCCATGCCGCCCAAGAACAAGGCCGTGGACGCCTTCGCCTTGCCGTGCTCTCGCCGGACCCGCAGCCAGCGGTCGAGCGCCCGGGCGGTCTGGGGGCCGAACGCGACCGTCCGTTCCTTGTTGCCCTTGCCGATCACGACGGCCGTCCCCGCGGTGATCTTCACGTCTCCCACCTGGAGCCCGCACAACTCGCCCGCCCGCAGGCCGGTGTCGAGCATCAGCCGGATCACCGCCTCGTCGCGGCGGGCGAGCAGATCCTTGCCACGGCAGGCCGCGAGCAGCGCCCTGATGTCGTCCAGGCTCAGCGGCCGGACGATCTTCTGCCCCAGCTTCGGGGCCTTGAGACCGAGCAGGATGTTCGTGTCGGTCTCGTCCTCGTCGTAGAGCCACGCGGCGTATCGCTTGACCGCGGTGAGCCGCACGTCGGCGGTGGCCGGTTCGAGCCCTGCCTCCATCAGCGACGCGATCCAGGCGCGGACCGTCTTCCGGTCGAGCTCCTCGGGCAGGCCGTTGTCGACGCAGTACTGGCGGTACTGCCGCAGTCCGGTCGAGTAGACCTTGATTGTCCGCTGCGCCCGGTTCTCCGCCTGCAAATGGACGACCCACGAGTCCAGTAGATCCAGCATCCCGCCACCCCTCGTTATCCTTGACAAGAGCGTTGTGCGGGGCCTAGCGTACAGCAACGGTGGACCGAAATCGCGGTCTGACCAGCAGTTTTCCCGCTCAGAGTCCGTCAGAGATACTGACGATAAGTGTCCCCTATCCGGGAGTGTGCGCTGTGCATTTGCAGCGTACAAGCGTGCTGGTGAGGAGCGTTGTAGGTCTCCCTATCCTTCACAAGCGGACCCGCCCAGAGAGCCACCTCCGGACGGGTCCTCGACCGGAAACAGAGGTTCCGACCGTGAACAACAAGCTAACCGACACCCAGATCATCGAGGCCATCAAGCGCGTCTTCGCCACCGAGCAGTGCGACACCGACGCCGTGCGCAAGGTGCGCCAGATCCTGGCCCCGCCGGCTCCGGCCGACGGCCTGCCCGAGTACGACTTCGAGACCGCCACCGAGGCCGAGCGGTGGGCGTACGACCAGGGTTACGAGGCTGGCTGGGGCGCCCGCCTCAACCCGAAGGAGATGACCATGGCCGGCGTCAAGGAGGCGATCGCCTCCATCGTCATGTACTTCAACCAGGTGATCGACGGGCAGCAGCCGTGACCGGCGAGATGATCCGCGTGTCGATGCCGCTGGCGGAGCTGCTGCTGATCGTCGGGGCCGCGTTCGTGTTCGGCTTCTGCGTTGGCTGGTGGGTCCGGTGAGCCCACGCGACTAGCAGACAACGCAGCACCCGCCGGGAGGGGACCGGCGGGCGCTGCTGCTGTGTCAGCCCTTGTTCGGTACGGCCCACACTGCGGCCGCCGTGACCACGCAGGTGAGCCCGGCGACGGCGAGCTCGGTGCCGGTGAAGCCGTCGCTCGCGCCGGTGATGAGCAGGGCGCAGCCGGGCGCGAGGAACGCCACCGCGGCCTTCCAGTACCTGGTCACAAGATGTCGACCTTGGCCTTGATCGCGTCGACCACGCCGCGCAGCTCGTTGAGGTTGGCCAGGAGCATCTGGCCGTCGGACTGCATGACGTCGAGCTGCTCCTCGAACTGGGCACCCTGGGCGAACTGGTCGGCCAGCCAGCCGGCCTTGGCGACCTGCGTGGCCTGGTCGGGGGTGAGGGACATGCTGGTTCCTTTCGGGGGTGTGAACCACGTCGACGTGTCGGTCTCCGCGGCGCGGGTGTGCCGGATGCTGATGTGGATGTGCTTGTCGTGCGGGTTGGTGCCGTCGTAGGGCTCCCAGTCCCACGGAGCCCCGTCGTCGGTGGCCGAGGCGATGCGCCGGTTCCAGATGACGTACGCGACCCGGTGGTCCCGGACGGTGGCGTCGAGCAGCTGCTGTACGTCGATGCCATCCTTGTCGACGTCGATGGCCCGGACCACGCCCCCCGCGGAGTAGTCGGGGTTGTGGTCCGACTTCCGCGCCTGGTGGGAGGCGTCGCCGATCCACCCGTCGCTGGCCTTGTCGCGGTTCGGCCACCGCTTGTTGATCTCGTTGCGCAGCGCGACGAGCGAGGGCGCGAGGTAGTAGTCAGCCATCGATCCTCCTACTGTCCGAGGAGTGGGCCGACGATCGACCCGAGGATCCCGCCGCCCGCCGCCGCGGCACCCGCAGCGAGCCACACGCTGCGCTCCAGCCGCCTGATGCGGGACTCGTGGTCCTGGTGGCCGCCGAGCACGTTGTCGTTCTCCAGCGTGCGGAGGCGGTTCTCGTGATCCTGGTGGTTGCCGTTGGCCACGTCGAGCTTCGTCTCGATCCGGATCATGCGTTCGATCAGGCCGGGCAGCTGCTCGGCCGGGACCGTCATCAGGCCACCTGGAACAGGAAGAAGATCTTGATCGTGTCGTTGACCGCGAGCGCGACGGGCGCGGTGCCGGACACGAACGTGCCGCCCTCGTCGTTGGCCGCGCAGGTCGTGGTCGTTGCGCTGTAGACGTTGCGCTGACGGACAGTGGGCACCGACGAGTCGAAGATCACCATGTTGCCGATCGCCATGTTCTGGTTGAGCGCGGTCGCCGGCAGGCCGAAGGAGTAGGCACCGGTGCCGACCGTGGTGGTCGACCCGATGGTGGCGATGATCTCGCCGATACACAGCTTCCCGGCGAGGATGCGATGCCCGACGATGGTCCCGTTACCGATGACGAACCCGGTACCCGTCCAGGTCGGCGTGTAGCTCGGCCACGCCTCCGACAGCACCAGCTCGTTGTCGCGGATATGGGTGTTCATCAGCGCGGCGGTGACGATCTCACCGGCCAGCCAGGTTCGGGGATCCGTCCAAGTCGTCATCAGAAGGCCAATCTCGTAGTAGTGCCGAGCAGCGAGTAGACCGAAGAGTCGAGCACCCATGCCCCGGACAGCTCAGCCGGGGACAGGTTGAACGCGATCTGGTACAGCGCGGCGGTGATCTGTTCGGTGTATCCCTCGATGAAGAAGTCCATCGACTCGGCCGGTGCCTGCGCCGGCAGGTTGGCCAGGGTGATCCTGTCGCCGATCTCCCGGGCCAAGATCGCGGTCTGTTGGGCAGTGCCCGCCTGAGTCAGGTCCGTGGCCGCCTGAGGGATCTTCACCAGCGGGGTCGACCCTGTGAACACTTTCCAGTTCGCCGCGTCCCGCACCTCACTGTCGGAGGTGGTGAGCAGGGTGATCGACTCCCGATACAAGCCGTAGTCATCGATGCTGGCCTGGTCGACGGCTCGGACCGTCACCCCACCGTCGCGGCTCGCCGTCATGTCGTTGAGGAGACCCTGGTCGTCGAGCCGGGGTTCGATGGCCAGGATCTCCCCGCCGCTGCCGGACAACGTCAGGGCCGATGCTGTGGCGTACCGGTGGGACCGTGCGTGGAAGGTGAGCAGGCCATCGGTGCTGTCGAACAGGACCCCGCCCTCGGTCGTGACGACGTCGGTCATCAACGCGAGCGCGGTCTTGCCGTTCGTGATCTGGTTGACGATCGACGTGGACAGCCCGGTCGCAATATCGAGTTCACCTTCCGGGACGCCGGCGTAGAGGGCAAGCCGGCGGATCCGGACCCCCGAACTCTCACCGCTGAATCCGTTCAGGCCTGCGTCGCTGTGCGCTTCGACGCGGGCAGCGGTCAACTCGGTGGTCCCGGACGTGACGGCCACGTGAGCCAATGTCCCGGTGATGGTGCCGAACCCGCCACCTCCGGCCGCGAGACGGTCTCGAGACCCGAATGCGGTGTAGGCCGTGGTCGCCGTGCCTACCTGGGTGCCATCCAGGTACAGGGTGGCTGTCAGGTTCCCGCCGCTGATCGTCTCCCGGATCAGTGCGTGGTGTGTCAGTCCGTCGTTGACGCTCGCGGCAGAGTCCAGCAGATACGTGTTCGCGCCGAGGTTCGGAGCCGCGGCGGCCCGCAGTTTCCCGGCCGAGGTGACCGCCAGGACCGACGCCTCACCTGTGCCAGTGCTGAGGTCGAGCCGAACGAGGTCCTTGTTCGTGGCGGATGTCAGGAAGAAGCATTCCATCGTGAACGTGGTGTCGGCTGCGGTGACGATCGACTGCGGGAACACGGCTTGCAAGTACTTGCCGCCGGAGAGGCTGACGGCGGTCATCCCATCGGTGCTCGGGCCGACAGCATCACCGAACACCGGGTTGGCTCCGGCGCCCGCGAACGACAACGGCGGCCGGTCGGTGGTCGACTTGTTGCCCGCCTGCGTCGAACCGGCCGCGTCCCCCATCGTGTAGTACACGGCCGGCCCATCCGACAGATATTCCTCCTCGATAATGCTGAGCAGTTCCACACCCCTGCCTAGGCGCGCCATCCTCGACGACGCGGTGATCGTGGCATCGGCGACCTTCGTGGACGCGTCGGCCCAGGCGACCGGCCACTCGTCCACGTACCCGGTGAACCGCGTGCGGGTGATGTCATGGATCTGGGAAACCCGGATCTTGCGGCCCTTCTTGATGTTCGGGTAGTACGGCGAGTTCACGTTGCCCGGCGTGAATCTGCCGTCGCTGTTCTCCAACGTCAGCGTCAGCTTCGACGGCTGCACCTCACCCAGGTGGTCCTGGCGTCCGCGGGTGATCGAGATCGGGGAGTTGGAACGCCACCATTGCGTGACATCCACCCAGACGGGGGACGGGTCGTCGGGCGCCGTCGCGAACGCGATCTCCACCACGGTGACCGGGAGCGTCATCAGGCGAGCCCCAGGTCGAGACCGCCGTTGGTGCTCTTCAGCTTCCTCAGCATTTGCTGGATCTGCTGGGCCACGGCGATCGGGTCCAGGGCGCCGTTCACGATGACGGTGACGCCACCGCCACGGCCAGCGGGGGTGATGCGCTCACCGGCCTGCAGCAGCGCCAGGCCCTCCGTGCCGGGCGCACCGGGCATGACACCGCCGGTGTGGAAGGACGGGATCGTGAACGAGAATCCGGGCAGCGAACCAGGGCCAGGCGGGTCGAACCCGGGAAAGCTGAATCCTTTACCCCCCAGGGTCGAGTTCCATAGATTCCGGATCGAGTTGAACGCGGACCGGAACGGCGCCGTGATCCTGTCGGCAACGCCGGACAGGAACCCGGCGATCGCACCCGGAACCCCTTTGAAGAACCCGACGATGCTGCTGACGTGTTTCCCGACCGCGGTGACGGCCAGCCCGATCGGCCCTGTCACGATGCCGAGCAGCAGCCGCCAGTTGTCCCGAATCCAGCCGAACGCGAACGACGCGGCCTTCTGCACGGCACGGAACGCGCCGTCGACGATCCGGCGGAACGTCTCGGAGTTCTTGTAGGCGTACACGATCGCGCCGACCAGCAGCAGGATCGCGGTGATGACGAGGCCGATGGGGTTGGCGCGCATCGCCAGGTTCAGCGCCTTCTGGGCCACCGTCATGGCGTTCGTAGCAACCGCGGAAGCGATGGTGGCCACCCGGTGCGCGGCGGTCACAGCGGTCGACTTCACCGTCTGCACGGCGTTGCCGATCATCGACGTAGTCATGTTCTTGATCGCGGGGATGACGAACGACGCCAGGCCGCCGGCGAGGTCCGCAGCGCCCTGGCCGACCTGGACGAACCCCTCGAACAGGTTGCCCTTGGCGATCTCGGCCGCACCACCCATGACATCTTTCGTACCTGTCAGGGTGTCGCTGAAGCCCTGCGCCTTGCCCTCTGCACCGTCTGCGGCCTCGCCTACGGTGTCGAAGGAACTTCCGACATCGCGGGACGCCGTGCCGACGTCGGTGTCCATCTTGCGTGCGGAGGCGCCGACCTGGTCGAACGCCTGCGTCAGCTTGGTCGCGTCGCCCGCGAACGTGAGGGTGACCTGTGGCTTACCCATCGATCTCGACCCCTGCCTGTCGGGCCACGTCCAGCAGCGCCTGCTCGACGAGCTCGGCGTACCGGGCCTGGTTGTCGAAGTACGCGTTGTATATGTAGCGGCCATGCTTCAGGAACGGCCGGCGGACCGAGCCGCCCTTGCCGACCTTCCCGCCGAAGTCGAGCCACGGGTAGTAGGGGACACGCTTGGAGCCGCCGACGATGCGGGAGGCGGTCGCGGTCGAGCGGGACTTCACCGACGCCTTCGCCTTGCCGCTCTTGGTGGGGATGCTCTGGCGGGCGTCGTTCACCACCACGTCAGCGCAGGCGTTGAACGCCATCCGGAGCGCCTTCGGGAGGTCGGTGTCGAGCTTCTTCAGGTTCCGGGTGAACTCGGCCAGTCCCTCGATCTTGATCGGATCCGTCATGTCGAGCTCCCTCCCGCCTTCAATCGTTCAAGTTCTTCCCGTTGAGCGATGCGGGCGTAGTACACGCCCCACCGCACGAATTCGTCATTGCTCATCTGCTCCTGCAGCTGGCCCACCGTCATGCTCAGCTTCGTCGCCAGGTAGAACTCGAACTCCGTCTCCGGAGCCGTCTCGAAAGGTCTGCACCGCCTCCTTCTCGGCGCCGCGGTTGAGGCCGGACAACTCGCGGATCTTGTCGGCGACCGGCTCCATCTCGCCGGCTGGAGAGTTGGCCTGCCACTGCCTGACCTCGTCCTCGGTCATCTGCGGGTCGACCATGCCGAGGGCAAGGATCTTGCACTCCATCGCCTCGACGCCCTTGGCCTGCTGCGTCATGAACACCTCGCCGCGGGACAGGCCACGGACCCGGATGGTGCCGAGCCCGTCGAGCTCGACCGTGCCCTCGGGTACCCGCGGCTTCAGCAGCCGCGCCTTCAGCCCCTCGTCCATGCCGGTCCCCTCACGCCTGGTTGGTGCTGGTGATCTCGTCGGACAGCTGCATCTCGCACGACCACGTCACCATGTCGGCGACCGGGTTGGTCTCGACGTAGCCGGTGACGAGCACGGACACCGAGTCCTGCGGAAGCCCGGAGCCGGTACCCTCGGGCCGCCGGATCAGGGTCACCACGGTCCCGATGAGAGGCTCGATGGTGTCCCGGGGACCGGCCGCGGTGTTGTCGTAGATCCCGGACATGGTGGCCTTGCCGTCGAGCAGGCCACCGGCGTAGACATGCGAGCTCTTGCCGTAGGTCGTCACGTCGTGGCTGTCCGCCGAGCGACTCAGTTCGCTGGTGTTCACGAACGTCGACAGGTTGACGGCGTTCAGCGAGATGAACGTGTCCTTACCGTGCTTGAACGCCATCAGGGTTCTCCTAGCCGATCGGGTAGAGCTTGTACGTGACGGTGGTGGTGACGCTGTGGGTGATGGTCACGAGCCCGGTCGTCAGGTCGGCCTGGTCCGGCTTGATCAGGAAGACCTTGTTCGTGCCGTTCGTGACCGACGGCGCGTTCGCAGCCGCAGCCGCACCGGTCGTGGTCGAGGTCGCGTCGGAGATCGTCATCGAGTCCGGCGACGCGTTGCCGTTGAGGATCTCCAGCAGGCAGCCTCCGGCGCCCATGACCGAGCGGGCGATCGTGTCCGTTGATGCGACACCGCTGCCGGGGGACGCGGTGCCCGCCCGGGTCGGTGTGGTTGCCGTCAGTGCAGCCATCAGGGTGCTCCTTGTCCTGCGATGTCGAGAGTGAAGGTGGCGCCGAGGTACTCCACGCCGGCGACCGAGATGATGTCGAAGGTGACGCCGGTGACGCGGACCGTGTCGAACGCGGTGAAGGTGCCGGACTCGACAACCGTCTTGATCGAGGTCGACCCGGAGCCGTTCACGTATTGGGTGACCTTGTCGCGGGAGGCCCGGTCACTGACCTTGCCGACCAGCAGCACGACGGGCAGGTTCTCGATGCGGTCCATGCCGCGCCCGTACGTCGCGTCGTAGGTGTACGTGTCCGGGTAGGTCACGATCGCCGCAGGAGCCGCTACCGAGTCGGGTGGGTAGGCGTACACCCGCAGGTCCGCGATGGTGTCGATGCGGTCGGCGATCGCCTGCATCACTGCGCCGAGGTTCACTTGGCGTCCTCTCGCGGTGTCCAACCGGCCTGACGCAACAGGTCGTGCATCACTTCGGTGGACACGTGGTAGACACCCGGCTCGGCTTCCTTGAGGCGTGACGTGTAGGTCACCCCGTCCTGCTCCTTGTCCCACAGCATCACGTCGTCGGTCACGCGGCCGCCCACCAGCGCTGGTAGGGGCCCAGGACAACGGCCACGTCAGGGTCCACCTTCGCGAGTAGCCGCAACTCTGAGCCGAGCTCCGGTGAGCCGGCTACACCGAACGGCGCGTTCCGGCGGGTGAAGAACCGCGATGCCTGCAACAGGGCGGCCTGCTTCACCGCGACAGGGACGGTGGTCCACCCGTACCGGGCGGTGACGGTGACCGCGTCCTCCTTCAGGGTCGGCAGGGTCGTGGAGGTCGGATCTACCACGAGGCGCGTCCAGGGTCGGGCCTCGAGGTCGGCGTTACCGGGCTGCTTCGCGAAGACGTCGATGGCACCGGCCTCCCCGGTGACAGTGAGGCCGGTGACGGTCATGAGGTCGTCGATGTCGACCACGAACCGGCATCGGTCCCTATCCCACCGGGCCGTGTACTTGCGGGCCTCCGGCGCAGCCACCAATCCGAACTGCCGGTTCGTGTGGCGGTCCACGGCGCGGGAGGCGGCAGTGACGGCGAACCCAACCTCGGCATCGTCAACCGCGTCGCTGATGCGCAGGTACGCCTTCAGTTCCGTCGCGGTGACGTAGTCCGGTTGCCATGCCATCTCTGCCGCCTCCTCTCTACTTCTTCGGTGCCGCGGTCTTCTTCGCCGCCGGCGCCTTCTCGAGGGCGTCCAGCAGCTGCATCAACTTCGCCATCTCCTGGCGCACGCGGGTCAGCTGCGCCGCGAACTCCTCAGCGGTTGCCATCGGCTACACCGCGTTGATGAGGACGCGGTACGCGTTGGTGTCCTGCACGGTGCCGTCTGCGCGAGCCCACAGCACGTACTCGACCTGACCCTCGTTGGCCCGCGAGTACGGGTTCACGATCAGGGTGAGGTCCTTCACGCGGCGGATGACGTAGCCCGCGTTGAGGTCGCCGAACACGCCCCACTTGGTGGTGCCGCCGTCGGTGTAGGTGGAGAACGCCTGGTCGACCACGACCGGGTAGCCGAGCAGGGTCTTGTTGTTCGGGCCCGTCGCGATGCCGTCGTTGGCGTCGTTCAGGATCGGGCGGCCGGTGGTGTCGACGATCGACTCGATCTTCGCGAGGGTCGCGTCGTTGAAAGCCCATTTGGCGTTCACCCGGTACTCCGGGTCACACTCGTGCACCGCGGCCACGAGCTCGGCGTAGGTGATGCCCGCCGAGGTGAACGCGGTACCGCTGGTGCCGGTGGTGATCCCGAACGGCAGCGTGGTGCCCGCGCCGGAGACCCAGTCGACCGCTTGCTTGCGGGCGATGCGCTCGCCCAGCTTGCGGGTGACCAGGCCCTCGATGTCGAACGCGGAGTCCTGCAGCAGCTCCACCGACACCCGCAGCGGAAGCTGGCTGGCACCCGGTGCGACGTACTTGAATGCGCCGAGCGTCTTCTCCCCGAACACGAGGTCGGCGCCACCGCTGGCCGGGGCAGTGCCCTCGGACGCGATCACACCGGAGTTCGCGGTGTCGTCGAGGGTCGGCCACCGCAGCGTCTCGCCGCCGCTGGTGGTGATCTCCTCGACCGCCGTGGCGAGGCCACCGAACGCCTTCAGCCGCTCGGTCAGCTTCTGCCGCAACTGGTCCGGCACCAGGAAGCCACCGGCCGAGTCGGTACCGACGCTCTGCGCCCGCAGCTCGGTCAGGTCCTGGTTGGCGACGCCGGTGCGCAGGTAGGAGTTGAACGCCCGCTCCAGCGTGTCGTCCTGCTTCGGGGTACCGACGTGGACGTGGACGTTGTCCGTGACCGGGGTCTGGTACGCGGTCTGCCGGGAGCGGATCTCGACGTCCTTGCGCTTCGCGGCGAGCTCAACTTCGAGCTTCTCGTACCGCTCCACCTGGTCGTCAGTGAGCGTGTCGGCTCCGGCCTCGTCGAGAATCGCCTGCAACGCGGCGAGCAGCTCTTCGATGGTCATTTGTGTGCACCCCTTCCGAGGGCTCGCGCACGTGCGCGGATCAGCTGGGACCTGCCGGACGGCTGGCCCAGGTCGTACGAACGCAGCGCCACGCCGGCGCCTGCGTAGGCGGGGAATGTCACAGGGGACACGTCCCGCAAGAAGGTGATGGTGTTGATGGTGTGCAGCTGCCCGCCGTCCTTGGCGCGGGTCCAGGTACCGTCGTCGCCGGGGATGAACCCGAACGAGGCACCGGTCATGTCGCCGCGGGCAACCAACTTGCGGAGATCGTTGGCGTACGACGTGTCCGGCAGATCGACCTCGAACGCGAGACCCTCGTCGTCGGTCTTCAGCCGGACGGTCCCGGCCGACTGGCGACCCAGCAGCATCGCCGGATCGTGGTTGATCAGGGCAACCGCGTCCGTGTCGGACCTGTCGATGACCTTGTCGAAGGCGGTGCGCGCCAACTGCTCGTATCCGCCGGGCACCTTGGCGACCTGGTTGAACACGGCAGCGTGACCGTGCAGGGTGTCTCCCTCGATGCTGGAGCGGCACAGGACCGAGTAACGCGTCAGGGTGGTCATGCCGGTACCTCTTCCGTGGCCGGAGGCTCAGGGGCGCTCTCAGGGAGCGGAGGCAGGTTGCGGATCGCCCGGGCCTCGTTGACCGTGAGCAGCCCACCCGCGACCTGCTCCAGCAGGAGACGGATCTCGTCCTCGGGGTTGGCGCGCTCGAGGCCGGCGAAGTCGAACTCGGCGAACTGGTTCTTGGACAGCAGCCGGGATAGCCGCTGCTCGATCCGCTGCGCCCACGGGGAAAGCACCGTCCGGGCGAGCGCGGTGTTCTGCTCCTCGACGCCGGTTCCCCAGTTGCTGACGGCACCCGATCGCATGAGCGCGTGCAGCGGGATCCCGTACCAGCGGCCGACCTCCTCGACGGAGAATTGCCGCGACTCCAGGAACTGTGCGTCCTCGTTGGACATCGTCCAGGGCGTGAACTTCAGCTTCCGGTTGACGACCGCGATCTGACCCGCGTTGTCGACCCCGGCGATCTTCGCGTTCAGCCCTTCCTTGATCGCCTTCGCCTCGTCCTCGGTGACGTCCTCGTCGGGAGTCACGAGGCCCGCGATCATCGCGCCGTTGCCGAACTGGCGGGCCGCGGTCTGGTCGCCGGCAAGAGCGGTCCCCAGGGAGTTGCGGGCCACCGCGATCGGCGAGAGGCCCTTCAGCCCGTCGAGCGACTTGCCCATGAGCTGAGTCATGGTCGTCTGGTCGAACGTCCGGGTGGACCCGTCATCGAGCGTGACCGTGAACTCCTTCAGCCCGGTCGGCTTGCCGTCGACCTTCTGCCACTCGGGGGTGACCGCGAGCGGGTGGATCGGGGTCAGGGCGACGATCGCGCCGGCGCCATTGAGGACGTGGGCCAGATAGGCGTTCCCGTGCAGCAGCAGGTGAACGAGCACCTGCTCGGTCCACTCGAACGCGGTCGGCCCGTCCATGCCGCCGGGATTGTCGAGGAACGAGGGCACCTGTTCGCGGATACCGGCCTTGTCGCGCAGCGTTCGCAGCGGCACCGAGGCGATCGTCTCGGAGATCAGGGACACCGCCCGCCAGACAGCGGACAGACCCAGGGCGGACATCTCGTTGACCTGTACGCCGGTGAGGCTCCGGGGGCCGACGTTGAAGAAGTCAGCCAACACAGGATCACTGATGGACCAGGAGCTTCGCTCCTCCACCGGGCGTGACCAGGGCCACCTCATGACTGGAGTGTAACCCTCATTTACAACTTGAGGGTTACTCTCGTGCTATGGGCATGGAGGATGTCGTCCGGAAGGCAGCCGCAGCGGTCGAGGGCGTGGACCTCGCCGCGGTCGAGCTGGCCGCTACGTACGGCAAGGCGATCGACGACGGGGGCGACGTCGACAAGATCGGCCCGCTCCTGCTCGCCGCCCTCGAGTCCCTGCTCATGACCCCCCGCGCCCGTGCGGCGACCGCGAAGGGAGGCGACCGTGACGGCAGAGGTAGCAACCCACTCGACGAGCTCCGCGCCAGGCGTGGTGCTCGGGTCAACAACCCCCCGGCTGTGGACTCCACCGCTGCGGGAGCTAACACCTGAGACGTCGTGGGGGTTCGACTTCAACAGCTTTTGCGCTGACGTGCTCGGCGAGCCGAACGACCCCTGGCAGGAGTGGCTGTCGATCCACGTCGGTGAGTTGCTGGAGGACGGGCGTCCGCGGTTCCGGACCGTGCTCATCCTGATCGCCCGCCAGCAGGGCAAGACGACCTGGGCGCGGAAGCTCACCCTGTTCTGGTTGTTCATCCTGCAGGTCGGGATGGTGCTCGGCACCTCCACGGACCGGCAGTACGCCAAGGCCAGTTGGGCAGCCGTCTGCGAGATGGCCCAGGGCAACGAGTACCTGGCCGACGAGATGCCCGCCTTCCCGGTCCGCAAGACCATCGGCGAGGAGTGCCTGACCACGATCTGGGGCAGCAAGTACCGGTTCGCCGCATCCAACGGCCGGGCCGGCAGGTCGCTGACCATCGACCGGCTGCTCCTGGATGAGCTCCGGGAGCACAACAGCTTCGAGACGTGGAACGCGGCCACCTACGCGATGAACGCGGTGTACGACGCGCAGGTCGTCGCCATCAGCAACCAGGGCGACAACGGCGCCGTCGTGCTCGACTCACTGCGGCTACCCGCGATCGAGTACATCGAGACCGGCAAGGGCGATGAGCGGCTCGGCCTGTTCGAGTGGTCCGCGCCACAGGGCAGCGATCCGGAGGATCTGCAGGCGCTCGCCATGGCGTGCCCCGACCTCGGACGGCGTACCGACCCCTACGTCCTGCTCGCCGCTGCCCGGAAGGCGAAGGCGGCCGGCGGGGAAGAGCTGACCGGGTTCAAGACCGAGGTCATGTGCATGCGGGTCGACCTGCTCGACCCCGCCATCGAGCCGGACAAGTGGGAGGCCGCAGGGACCGATACGCCGATCAAGCTGTCCGACCACCGCGACCGTGTCGCCCTCTGCTTCGACGTGTCCCTCGACGGCAGCCACGCCACCCTCATGGCCGCGGCCCTGCTCGACGGGAAGCTGCACGTCGAGGTCGTCGAGCAATGGGACGGCCACGGCTGCACCCAGCAGCTACGTCGCGAGATGCCCGCGCTCGTCCGGAAGATCAAGCCGCGCTGCATCGGATGGTTCCCGCAGGGGCCGGCCGCCGCGATCGCCGCCGACCTGGCCACGAAGCGAGGGGCTGGGGACTGGTGGCCGCCGTCGCGGGTGAAGTTGGAAGAGATCACCAGTGAGATCACTAGCGTTTGCATGGGTCTCGCGGACCTCGTCCTTGCCGGCGAGGTCGTCCACCCGAAGGATCCGCTGCTCGATCAACATGTGGCGTCGGCGCAGAAGCTGTACCGCGGCGACCGCTGGGTGTTCACGCGCAAGGCCACAGGGCCGATTGACGGGGCGTACAGCGTGGCGGGCGCCGTCCACTTGGCCAGGCTCCTCCCGCCGCCCCTGTCGCCCGTCACGGTCGCCTGAGGTCGCAAAAAAAGAGCCCAG